AACGCAAAGGAACTTGCTGAACTGAAATGGGATGTGAACCAGTACATTCAGTACGGTCAGGAAAATGCGATCAACGGTACTTGGGTCAAGCAGCTTGAAAACGCATCTGCAAGATTCCATATCAGCAGACTTGAAGCCTTGAAGTTGCAGACCCAACAGAGCATTGAAGTCATGTTTGGAAACCAACTTGACAGCATTGACAGTACAATGCGGAATGTTTACAAGTCCGGCTATTATCACACAGCCTATGAAATTCAGAAGGGTGTGGGTGTTGGTTGGGACTTTTCCGCACTAGATGACAAGCAGATCAGTAAGGTCATAAATAAGCCTTGGGCGGTTGACGGCAAGAATTTCAGTGAAAGGATATGGGGCAACCGTCAGAAGTTGGTCAATGAACTGAACAACACCCTGACACAGAACATCATCTTGGGAAAAGACCCACAGAAAGCCATTGATGAAATTGCCCGGAAGATGAACACTTCCAAAACCAACGCCGGGCGGTTGGTGATGACAGAAGAAGCCTTTTTCAGTTCCGCAGCACAAAAGGACTGCTTCACTGAACTGGATGTTGAACAGTTTGAAATTGTGGCAACACTGGATTCCCATACTTCGGATATATGCCGGGGTATGGATGGCAAGCACTTCCCTATGTCTGAATGGAAGGTTGGTGTGACTGCACCGCCGTTTCATGTTCATTGCCGTTCAACCACAGTACCATATTTTGATGATGAATTTGATGCTGTTGGTGAACGTGCTGCACGGGATGAAGAAACAGGCAAGACCTACTTTGTACCGGGCAATATGACCTATAAGGAATGGGAAAAGGCATTTGTCAATGGTGATAAGTCAGGCTTGCAAGCAGTCAACAGTGATGATACAATCAAAGAAAAAGAACCAAGTGAAGCATTTCAACAGATTCAGAAAGCGTGTGAAGCGGACAAGGTTGAACACAGACCTGTTCAGAAACTTTCACAGCCGTTGTCATCTGATGAAATCATTGAAAGGCTTGCGGGTGGAGATATGACCAAGGGTTCATGTTCTTCACTGGCTTTTGCATACATTGGAAACAGGAACGGACTTGATGTTCTTGATTTCAGGGGTGGCAGTAGTCAGTATGTATTTTCTATGAACAGTAACATTAAGAAAATACTGGAATTACCGGGTGTGAATGGTTCAATCACAATGGTCAAGAAAGAGATTTCAGGAACAATGGAAGTCCTGAATAACCTTGTCTTGAATAAAGAATACTATCTTGCAACTGGTAAACACGCAGCCATTGTTAGACGGGTTGACAGCGGTGTTGAATACTTGGAACTTCAATCAAAATTTCAGAACGGGTGGATGCCATTTGACCGTTATGGTTCAATGGCTGCAACACTGAATAAGCGTTTTGGATGTAGGAAAACAGTTGATAAGCAATTCGGCAAGGTTTGGGAAAAATCGGTTGTTCTTATGGATGTTGAATCATTCAATGAAAATACTGAATTTGAACAAATTCTTGGGTATATAAATACCGCAGTAGAAAGTCAGAAGAAAGGGGTGACGGGTGATGTCAAGTAACTGGTACAAAAACAATGAAACAGATCAGATTTGGTGGAAAGATACACCTGATTCAGTCGGTGAATGGCTGTTCAGTTTTGACAAAAAGCAAGTGTTCAATATGTTTGCTGATTATCCGCACAACCTAACACCTGAACAGAAAAAAATATTTGATGAAGAAAATCCTGAATGGTGTGAGTTCTTCAAAGATAGAGTATAGAAAGCACGGTCAAATAACCGTGCTTTTTTCATACCTTAACAAGTTATCAATAGACCTGTAATAATTGCTATATGGCTGTTATATGAGGTCAGAAAGGGGGATAAAAGGCACATGAAAACATACACAATGAGAAAGGCATGGTGATCCTGATTATCTCCAGGCTACTGGGTCAAGTAGCACATAGAAAAGGCATCCGGCAACAGGTGTCTTTTTTCTTGCGGGTTGTCAAGCGTAAACCGAACAAAACCAATCAATCATGTGGGAGTAACCCCGTATAAAAACGTATTTGAAAGGATGGTATAGAAATGACAAGAAAACAGTTAGAGGATTTAGGACTTACCAAGGAACAGGCTGATTCAGTAATGAAAATCAATGGTGATGACATTGAGAACGCAAAGGGTACTGCTTCAACAGAGATCAAGAACTTGCAGACAGAGGTTGAAGGACTGAAAACACAGGTTGGTGACCGTGACAAGCAGTTAGAAACCCTGAAAGCATCTGCCGGTGACAACGCTGATCTGAAAAAGCAGATTGAGGACTTACAGACTGAAAATGCCACTGCCAAGGCAACCCATGAATCTGAACTGAACCAGTTGAAAATTGATTTTGCTGTTGAAAAAGCACTGACGGGTGCAAAGGCAAAGAACATCAAAGCGGTCAAAGCCTTACTTGAACTTGGAGAAGCCAAACTTGACAAGGACGGAAATGTCAAGGGACTGGATGAACAGATCGAGAAGTTAAGAAGTGGTGATGACACCAAGTTCCTGTTTGAAGCACAGAAGCAGCAGAAACAGCAGCAGAATTTCAAAGGTTTTCAGCCGGGAGCATCAGGGGAACAGAAACCGGGTGAGGGTGAAAAGGTCGATTTCTCAAAAATGAGTTATGACGAACTTACCGCTTACATGGAAGCAAACCCGGATGCACAGATTTAATTTGATGAAAGGAAGGTAATTGAAACATGGCAAAATTTGATGCTAAAAGTTTTAATGAAAAGGCGTTCGGTAAGTACATGAGTGCTATTCCGAACGTGAAACTGAACAAGTTACGTGAATCCCGTGCAATCGTTGGTGATGCACGACTTCGTAACACATTTGTGAATAACTCACAGACTGGCACTGTTTACGCAGTGTTACCGTTCTTTGGTCTGCTTTCCGGCACACCACAGAACTATGACGGTGTTGACAATGTTACACCTGATAGAACTGACACCTTTGAACAGGGTGTATTCACTTATGGCAGAATGAACGGTTGGACAGAAGCAGATTTCAGTTATGATATAACTGGTGGTACTGACTTCATGGCAAACGTAAGAAGTCAGATCAATGACTACTGGAACAGTGTAGATCAGGATGTTATCCTTGCAATCTTAAAGGGTGTGTTTGGAATGAAAGATACTGGAACTGGTGACATTAAGAAGTCCAATGCAGCGTTTGTTGAAGCACATACTTATGATATTGCACAGGCAGGTGCTGAACACACCGATGACACCATGAAGATGGATGCAACCACCCTAAACAGTGCCATTCAGAAGGCTTGCGGTGACAACAAGCAGAAGTTCAAGTTAGTTTACTGTCACAGTGCAGTTGCTACTAACCTTGAAAACCTGAAACTGCTTGCATACTTAAAGTATACAGATGCACAGGGTATTGAACGTGATCTTGAAATGGGTACTTGGAACGGCAGACTGGTCATCATTGATGATTCTTTACCTACTAAGGTTGTTGAAGCTGTTGCAGAGGACACAGGCAAGGGAATCAAGGCACAGGATGCTTATACAGAGTACACAACTTATATCCTTGGTGAAGGTGCCATTGGATTTGAAGATGTGGGTGCAAAAGTGCCTTATGAAATGGTGCGTGATGCTAAGACAAGGGGCGGTGAGGACACACTTATTTCCCGTAAACGTCACGCTGTTTCTGTTTCAGGTGTTTCTTATCTCAAGGCAGATCAGAAAACCAATTCACCAACTAACACAGAGTTAGGGAACGGCAAGAACTGGTCACTGGTTGCATCTGATACCAAGACCATTGAACACAAGGCAGTACCTATTGCCCGTATCATTTCCCGTGGATAAGTTCTGATCTGAAAGGGTGGTTGCAATGTTTGATACTGATACAGTGAAAAAACGGTTGAAATCATTCGGTTATGAGGTCAAGGCAGATGATGAATTTGCCTTGACCTTTTGCGTTGAGAAAGTACGCAGCACAATCAAGAATGAAATCAACTGGAATGATGTGCCGGAAGGACTGGAACATATTGCCGTTGATATGGCGGTGGGTGAATTTCTTCTTTCCAAGAAAACCTT